AGGTGCAGACGGATGTATTGCAGCTTTTCCTCTTTGCTCCATTTCCGATGTGGTGTCCCTTTCTTTCCCATTTCCTTCCCTCCTTTTCTCTTATTTTACTACGAAAAAAGTAGACACTCACACTTTTGTAAGTGTCTACTTTCATTTTACAGGTGCAATCGCAACTTTTGGCGAACTCGTTTTTGTTTTCTGTGATAGTGCGCAGGATCTGCTTGGCGAACTCAATGCCTTTGTCAGAATAGTAGGTATTCCCCAGTTCGTCCTTGTAGGTCATACCAAACTTTTCGAGCGCCTCATAGATACCAATAATACCAATGGTGTTGTACTGCTTATCCATGTGCATTAGGCCGAGACTGTAGTTCGGGAGTAGTCCTTTCTCCACATTACGAGCGATGATGTGGCGCACCCGATCAAGTACTTTAAGGCAAAGAACGGTCTTCGCGCTCAAGGTGCTGAGATACTCTTCAGTTGTCGCTGATTCGTATGCGATGCGTGCTAGGTTGATGGTGTTGACTTTGACGCTACCAACTTCAAGCGCTGTGCCTCCAATGCTGTTAAAATAGCCGAGATCTTTGATGTTCGACTTCAGGCGGCAACAATTGCTCAAGCTCGTCACGTCATCGCTGATAAAGAAGTTGCTGTCGCCCCACCGCATGTTATGAGCGCAACACCATTTGGCAAACTCTTCATCAACGAACTTACCGTCCTGACGCAACAGCGCGAAAGTCAGCACCGGGAATGTCATCATATTCTGGGCACGAACTTCGCTGACCACCTGCATAAATGCCTTTTCATATTCCAGAATCTCATCGATGTAGTCCACGACAAAAGATCCATCCGGATACGTCTTGCCGCCGAACAAAGCCTCTAGGTATGGGCGGTCAAAGACAGAGAAGTTGGTAAACGCACTTTGGATTCCGCTCCGCAAATAGGGTTGGTTGAGCTTGTAGATAATTTCCTGGAAGCTCTGATCGCGATAATACGCAGGATCTTTGAGCACGTAGTTTTCCTTGCAGTCCTTATGCCAGAAGTAGAAAGAATAGATGAGGAACGAAGGCAGCCCAACGGCGCCCGAGCTTCTGTTGCAGGCAAAGCTCACAAATTCCCCGACGAAATCGGTGAACGTCGTAAGATACTTGGGTGGTTGGCTGTTGAAGTTCTCAACGAAGAACAGCCCTCGATTCACGATCTGCTCTAGGTCGTAGGCGAAGCAGTAGCTCTTAAAGGATGTGTTATAGGCGTCGTGGAGATAGAAGTGCCCGTCCCACTCGTTTTCCAGCCAGTCCTTCGCAACGCCCTCTCCATACTTTTTGCACAGCTCATAGTAGATTTTGCTGAACGCCAGCAGCTTGGAGTGTGGCTTGCTCATTTCGTTCTCAAGAGATACAATGTCTTTATGTCCTACATTGGCATTCCCATCAATAGTAGCATCCGCTACCGTCTGTTTATCAACAAACTGGTCGATGAAGTCCGTGTAGTTCAATTGCTCGTCGGCGAAGCCGTTGAGCGCGGCAAGTTGTTTTCCGTATGTGTCTCTTAGCCGATCAAACTCCTTCTCAAAACGGGGGTCGAGTTTCATAGTCTTACTCATTAGATCACGTCCAATTCTTAAAGATCACACGTTGCGCACTTGCCTACATTGGCATTCTTACGCAGCCACTTCAGCGCGCCATTGAAGTCCAACAGCTCTCCATTTACCTCAAGCCCCGGCGCACTAGACATACCGAGCCGCTGCATCTCGTCTACGTCCGTCACCTTTTCATATTTTAGGTTAGCGGCGTCTAGCTTAGACTCCAGCACCCGACACCTCGGACATTCGGTTGTATACAACTTCATATTTCTTCCTCCATATATCAAATTAAGAACCTCAGCCTATTGATCTGGTTCAGGGCCGAGGTTCTGCGCAACCTACATTGGCATCTGAAAAATCTTCTGTTGAGCCTTCATATGGTAATCGTACACTGTTGCATATACCTTATTATATATCAAGCTTAACATCCTCCTTTTGCACTTGAACACGTTTAAAAAATAATCCAAAGATTGCAGTAAGCTCAAAATACTGGCAGCTAACTTCCAGAATGTATATTCAGTCATATCATATTTGACCCAGAGGACTAATGTTAAAACCATACTGGTCCCCCATATTCCCCATAGGAAAACATTGACGGCATTCCGAACATTGCTGGCCCATCGCTTAGCCTTACTCTCAACATATTGATATATTCTAGTTTTCTGTTGCTCTTGTTCAGACTTCAGCCTATCGACCTGGGCATCCTTTTTTGCTAGTTCTTCATGGTGCCGACTAAGTTGAGCTTGGAGCTGCGCATTGTATTTCGCTTTGCTTTCAGCGGCCTCTCGCTCTCTATCTGGAGACGACTCGACCATTGCAAAACTATGCAGCGCCTGACCGATTGTATCTGCATTGACTTTTTTGGGGTCATTATGCGTAACTTCAAACAGGTGAGCACGCATTGAGGTTTGGCTTTGTATAATCAGCTCTGCCATCGGTTGCAACAGCCCGTTCTCTTGCAGTTCATGAGCTATCCGAATAGCTTTATCCATCACCTCCTGCGAAATTTGACATGCTGCCATAGCAGTCGCAATGAGCACTCGTTGTGGCAAATCGCTTTCCTGTCCGCGTCTTCCCATCCACAATATCCCGGCGAGATCTATATCAGTGATGGCATATTCGATTTCTTCTGAGAAACGCTCAGGATATACCGTCCGCATACATTCATTCAGACGTCGACTCTGCGTTACAAGAATCGCCTTGCAATGCTCAAGTTTGTTGGGATGCGCACCGTTTCGTAATCTGCCAATAGATGCTAATGATCTCGCATCATAATACCATCCTCTCCCAGGTATATCGGAATTTGCCGATGTGCTATGACTTTTGAGTTCCCGCTCGATGGCCGCCTCATCATCAACACCTGCATATAGAACCTCTCCTGCAACAATACGAGTCGGATTGTATGCAGGTGCTTCCCGTACTTCAATATGCAGATCATAAAGCTTCTGGGTGATAGCCGCCGACGAACCCAACATTTCTAGGATAATCTCTTTGTCAGATATAGATGCAAAGCCTTCGAGTCGAAAATAATTCCTCTTTTCTATATAATGAGCATATGTCCACAACACCTTACTAGCTTCATTCACAGTGTGATCAAATACACATACTCTACTCCCCTTTTGACGTATCAATCTACACAGATCAAGACAAGCACGTTCATCATCTTTTGTGTCATATCCCAGCACATCTATAAGCAATGAACAATCCAAATAAAACGTTACATCTCGAAAATTAACATCTATACCGCTTGACAATTCAGCCGAAAAAAAATAAACTGCTTTGTATACCAAAAATCCTTCTGTTACGTTGATGAGGTCATCAAAGACGGATGTGTGTTGTCTGTAATGTTCAAGAATAAATTGAGCGATATAAAAAGCACTCTCTCCATCCGATATGGTAATATTTCGCAGATCTTCACTATTATATACAGTCGTTAATCCGTAAACACTAAAGAAGTTCAAAAGCATTTGATTTGCTTCTTTTTGTGTAATGACTTTGATCACATATCTTTCCTGTAAAAAAGCAATGAGCTCTTGCAAAATGCGTTCGATCATCTGCTTTGTGTCTTTTCGAGTTCTATTGAAAGTGCTCGTATCATAGACCTTTTCAACATAATACATATGATTTTCGCGCCGGACATATGGATGAGGCTGAACACCCCGCCTGCTTTGACGCTGTAAAATTTTTGATATAACCTGTGCTGGTATGTCTACAAAGCCATATTCTTGGCGCATACGGCTTGCGACAACACTTACTTCAATTACCGCACCGATCTCATGAGGCAGACAGCAGAGTACGAAATTTCCCAGCAGGTCTAAATAATCGCAATTTTCTTCTTTTACCAACGTAGACAATAGTGCAACTGTGGTTAGCGCAGTTTGGTCATTCATTCTAATCGTCACCCCAATTGCCATTTTACAACATCTTCCTCCTATTGTCCACATTTTTTTGCGTTTTAGAACCCGATTCTGGGCATGGTGTTTTTTTTCATTTTCGCATAATCATAATTCGCATGATTTACCTCTCAATGCCATTTGCTGTTTGACATAGCGGCACATGCCTTCTTCCCGTCTAATATACTCCAATATATCCCAAACGCAGACGTTTAGGTCTACGTTGTAGGCGACATAATCGGCACTTTTCTCCTGTCCAGCAAAACACTCCTGGTCCAGCAGAATGCGTTCCTCAGCCTCCGTCGGCGTATTGCCGCGCGCTACCATGCGCGACACAAGTTCTTTGTTGGGGCTTTTAACGTAGATGATACGCACTCCCCTGCGCCCGCGGTAGTTTTTACGCAACGTCTCAACGCCCGGCGGATCTACAATATACAAATCGGCATTATCGATTTGTTCCTGAGTGCAGAAATAAAAATATCCATTATATACGGTACGGGCAACGATGTGGTGATACTGATGCTCAATCTCTTTCCATGTAGGATATTTTTCAGCCGATAGAAAAAGATGCCCGCCCTCATCAGTATGCCGACGGGGGTGGGTGGTATAGCTTACAACTTGTTGTAGGTCAGCAATGTCACAGAGTCTCTGCACAATGGTGGACTTGCCCGTCCCAGACGGGCCGACAAATAGATAAAGATTACGTAGTCGCCCCATCGGACACATCCTCCTTGTATACATCTTTGAGATTCGGGTGGCGACCGCAGCTCTTAGTTTCCGTACAGAAATTATATGGCGCATGGATCTCACACTGCGGCACCAGATATGAATCAAAATCCGGGCATACGGCCACAACTGCATCTCGCATCATCTTCACCAAGTTTCGGATCTCCCATTGTGCCCTAGAACATAGGCGTAGATTACATAGGTGCATAAGTTCTCGCGCGTTCATTGTGGTCACAAACTTCGTCTCAATCCCACCAGGAAGCAGATAGCGCGCATCTTCTCGTGGAACTCCATCATATACCCAGGTGCTATAGCGCAGGTCGTCATCGCTCATACATGTTGCAAAGCTGCCCATCTCTGTACTCCCGCCAAACTTTGCCATAGACGGCGGCTCGACGTATCGAAATCCGTCTTCGGTACAGTAGCGCTGACTTCGCACAGAAAAGCTAGCGTGGCGGTGGCGCGTGATCTGAGCAAGTAATACACGGCTCACTCCTTCCACGCCAAAGGTGAAAGAAACGTGCTCAAACACGCTCAAGTGCCCCGCCTGGTAGCATTTACGCATCAACCGTCCATCGATGGCGGCGTTGCCACCGTAACATACAGCCGCCGCCGTTTCGATTACACGCACAGGGTTCGGAGTGTACGCAATCAGTTCGCAATGAGGACGTACTGCTTTGCTGAATTTGCAGTCGTCTCCATAGGGATTCGCCCTGATTTCGCAGCGATAAAACTCCCCTCCAGCGTCATAAGACTTCATTCCATAAAAGCAGTTTTCACACTTCATTACACTCTCCGATTTTGATGGCGCATTTTACAAAAACTGGCCAGCTCAACGAAACTACCATGGTCTTGGCTCAGACGGATGAGATTGTCTTCTGCTGCACTCTGCAAACTTCCATTTTCAAACCGCGAAATGGCATCGTCATCGAGTCCTAGCAAAAATGAGAACGTGGCCGGGCCAAGTTCATACCGTTTGCGGATCGCTTTGATTTCTTCCGGCATTAATAGACCATTCTCTCTGCGGTATTGATTATACGCCCTGCACATATTCTGTTCTTCTAGTACAGGATCAAACACTTCGGAGCCACAGTCATCACACACCGCAACCCTTGCCTTCACATCCACATCCATGTCTTTAATACGCATAGTCTCCTGGCGCTGGATGATATGACTGCGCACCGAGTGGCAGTTTGGACAATCAAATTTCTGCATAAGGCTTCTCTCCTTTCAATCCTACTCCGCGAGTATATTTACTCATTTGCTTCATCAATGTAGGTGGCGAGCTGGTCAGCTACATGTAAAAGAATAATAAGCGGGTATTTGCCGGCAGCTTGCCCATATGCCCGGCTTCCACCTCGCACTGCATCATCCCAGGCACCCATATGCCATCGAATTGCCATAGCTTCATCGCGCGTAAGGCGCATGAATCCGTTAATAATGTAGACAGATTTTTCGCCATGCCCATACGGAAGCTGGTCGTCAATCGTGTAGCACGGCACGCTTTCCCACTTGCCAGCTTCGTTTTTAACATTACGAGTACCGGGCTTGTAGAAGTTGACTTTGCACACATCGTGCAGCAGCGCAATGATCGCTAGGCTTTCGCGCACTTCATCGTTCTGTGAAGTGCCATATTCCGCTTCGTAAATCGTACAGAGCTGCTTATACACATTGACGCTGTGCTGGCATAGCCCTCCCGCACAAGACAGATGGTACTGTGTGCTGGCGGGAGCAGCGAACATATCGGAATGTTCCAGCCATTCTAGTAGCTTGTCTGCACCTTCGCGATGAATGTTTTCCTTGTAGATTTTCAAGAACTCAGATTTTGCTTCCATTTCTTGCCTTTCCGCGCATAATACGCTATAATGTGAGTGCGTTAGGCTTGTTGTGTTATGAGTTAACCGTAAGGCTGATGGGCGCCGGCCCCAGGGGCACTCATAAGAATCTCATATGAAGGAAACTTTTGAAGTTATTGCCGCAGTCAGTGCGGCCATTGGTCACATTGCTATGGCAGTAAAATCGATTTCGGAACTCATCGTGTTTTTCTTTCTCTAACGCAAGGCGGGCGCTCCGGCGCCCGTTTTTTGTGTGCCCAACGCACTCACTATATGTATCACGGGTTGCCCCGGTGACACCAAAGTAATGGGGTGGGATTACTCCTACCCCGGTTGTGTTCTGCCGCTTTGTGTATGCGTTACATTGCGCGATCCACCAGTGCTATGGTCAGTGCAGGGTTTGACGACTTGACCCGAGCCACTTTGGCGACCGAGCGCGATCTTGCAATGTTGGGAGGTGAGGTTGTGCGCAAGCTAACCGAACTGCTTCGCTCATTATCGTAGTGACAAAGCTGATCCAGGCGATCGTGTCTTTCGTAGACTTCTTCGCCCAACGCAGCGGGTGCTTCGGCGCCCGTTTTTTTTGTGGATGCAGAGCATTTATATTATATCACAAGTCAAGCGACTTGTCAATACATTGAAGTAGTTTTCGTCAATTTCAAATCCAATAAAATCTCTTCCGGCACCAATCGCCGCTACTCCGGTTGATCCGCTCCCCGCGCAGAAGTCGAGCACCATGTCTCCTTCATCCGTATAGGTGCGGACGAGGTACTCGCATAGATCTACGGGCTTCTGCGTTGGGTGGAGCAGGTTGTGGTTGACGTTTGCAAAGTCCAACACCTGTCGCGGATACCCTTCGTACTCGATTACGCGAGACAGTTCATGACTAGGGCGTGTAGTATTCACTCCTGTACCATCGCCATATTTGCGCGGACGATGCCATTCTTTATCCACTTTTTGTAAGCCCTGGGGCCTATATTTCATATTCATTTTTGCCCCATTAGCTGTCGAAGCGGGCGAGAACACTGCAATCTCCTCCACATCCTTTAAGGGCTTGAGCTTTGCGTTGGTGAATCCGGACGGCCTGGATTTGCGCCAATACCACATGTATTTGAACCACGGAAGATTGCCCATGACAAGAGAGCTGGTGAAGGGTTGTTGACAAAAAAGCACTACGGCTCCATCTGGTTTTAGTATACGCCGCAATTGCGCCCATATCAAATCCATAGGTAGTGGCTTGTCCCATTGGCACTTGGTTGTGCCGTATGGCGGGTCGGCCAGCACAAGCTGTACCGACTGATCCGCCACCTTACACAATCCGGTCACGCAATTTTCGTTGTATAGGTTCATCATGGGTTCCCAAATACAAAAGCCGCTGGACCATGCCGGTCTACAAACTGTTGGGCCACGCTCTGATAAAATTTCCACGCCGCGCGTCGCTTGGCGATGTCGATGCCGAGGTGTACATCGAACTCGTCGTCCGGGCAACAGGACGCCTTTCCGGATACTCCATTCCAAAGCCGAACCTTGACGACTTTTCCGTTGGTCTTCCAGCAGTAGTCAGAAAACTCGTCGTGTTCCCACGTCCAAGCTGTCCAAGGCTTCGGTTTTGGCTTACGATCCACGACTTTGAACAGCTTGCCAACTTCGTCCGGTGACATTACTCCATACCCCTTGCTACCGCAAACGGTAATGATCCCGTTACTGTCAATGTGGCCGACAACGAACTCATCGCCCACCTCTACTCCGGACATAGATTTTTTGGCGCGCAGGATGGTGCCCTGTGTAATCATGATGCTTTCTCCTTTTTATTGTACTCGGCAAACCGCCGTGGTAAAAGAGTTTATGACCTCCGAAATCCCTATAGGGCCAAGCTGGGAATCCAGAGACCGAACTGCTCTACCAGAAAATCCAATTGTAGCATGCGTTGATAGATTGTACTTTGCGGTACGCCCATCAATATCAAAAATAATCCACGGGCCTTCCTTGTGTGTGTGTAGTGTCATTTCTCCGCCCACGCTTTCAGATACCCTGCGATAGTACACACAACGGCCCGTACTAGCCACGGAAGAAACACCAAGAACCAGCTACATGATATGATACCGAGCAGCTTAAAAGCGATGAGCAACAATGACAATCCTGACAAAAATGACATCGTGAATACCTCCCTTAATTGTCTTTATCCTTGAGGTGTGTATATACCACCTCGCAGACAGAGTAAATACTGCATAACAACCACTCATTGAACTCATACCACAGTTCAATAAGCAAACTGATCAGCTTCCACAATAGCCTCATCAAATGGTCTCCTCTGCGTACCCATCATCTGTCGTGTAGTAGATGTGATGGACGCCCAGGTCTTTCAGCATTCGCATACAGCTGGCGCACGGCCTCGACATCCCTAATTCGCCAGTACGCTTCTGCCTATAATTGAAAACGCACACCTTGCTCCAGTCTATATCCGCTGCCATAAGCGGGTATAGAGCATGAATTTCGGCGTGCAGCGAGTGTGGGTTGCTATCTCCGGTGAACCTTTCGATGTTATAGGCCCGCTGTATCGGATGCGACTTACAGCAATTGTATCCAGCGCCAATGATTTTGCCCTTATATACAACAACGGTGCCGTGCTGGCACCGCGTGTAATCAGACATCTTTGATGCGTTCTTTGCCATCGCAAAATAACGCTGTCTTTGCTTTGTAGTCATACTTATTTATCACAACCGCTTCGTAGATGCAACCTCTGCGAATCATCAGATTTATCCATCGCAATTGCCACGATTCGAACCATCCGCGATGATAAACCTTGTTGCAGAAATAAATAAAGTCCGCATTCAGCAGACTTATAAACGACGTAATAGGGTCCCCTCGAACGTATTTAGCTTTTGACATACATGGTCTCCTATGTCATAGACACAGAACAGTCAATTTTATGTTCACGGCTGTCGTCGTGTCTACCCACGATGCAATATTGACAGCAGTATTCTTTCGCTGTATTATTGTGATGATTGGAACGGCCAGCGGCCGAGCGCCTCCTGATAAGGTACCCTTTTTAGGAGGTGATGTGTATGGAGTCTTTGCTCGCCATTGCCTTAATTGTATGGCCTTTGTGCCTTATGGTTATGTCGCGGAACAACCACGGACGCTAATGGTAATGAAGCACTCCACGGCCGCTTTTAAGCCCGGAGTGCTTCATAGTAGATAACATCGAACTATGAAACAATATGAGGTGTTCGGCCGCTCCGATCCAATCGGGCGGGGTGCTACTACACCCTCGTTTTATAGTCTACGGCTTCGCCGCGTCGGTCAGGAATTGACAGGCTAGAGTTGTTTCATTATACCATAAATGAACGGCTACGGCCGCACGCCTCCTGATCCTGGTCAACTTGGTTGTCCAATCACGGAGGTGGTGCTATGGAGTACATTCTTGCCATTGCGCTCGTCGTATGGCCACTGTGCCTTATGATTATGTCGCGGAAGTAATCGCGCGCGCTGACTCGCGAGAGGCGCTCCTAGCTGTTTTGACGCTCGGGAGTGCCTCATAGTCAAAATTCAAACTATGATACATTCTTTTGAGGCGCACGGCCGTTACCGTTCGGGGCGGGGTGTTACAGCACCCCGCCCCTTTGTACCATCCTTGGCACACATATATTATAGCATATTGTCAAGCTAAATTTTGACGAATCGGCTGATTTTCGAAAAAATATTTTCATCGGACTCAAGCCATAGCTCATCAAACTCCATGGAGTAAATGGCGCCCAACACTGACTTCGCGTTGACTGCCATGCCCTTTCCGTCACGAATAATCACATGCCCCTTACACTGACCGGCAATGCGGGCAATCTCATACGCGTCCTGCAAAGTTTCCAGATAAATTCTTACTCTCATATTTCCTCCATTTTATCGTTTTGTTCACTTCATCATATCGGTTTCGATATCCCAAGTTGGGATATCGAAACTGATCTATTGTTGTTTCAAACACGTTTTCCCATCCATCTCCGGTGTTCGGCCGCCTAAAGTCTAGCTTCCAGCGGGCAATATCCATGCCGGCCTCCGCTCCCCTGCGCACGCATTCTTCCCACGGCGTGTTCACCCACACACATCGAATATGCGGATCGATTTTACGCAAGTCGCGGGTAAAATATCGGCGGCTGTTGCGCTTGGCAAACGTACCCGTAATAATAATGGGTACAGGCATTAGGGCGCGTAGCTTTGATACTGCCTCAACAACTCGCCCATCTCTAAGCGTATAGTCGGAGCAGTTATACGCGGAAAAGCTGTACTCCGACGGCGATAGATATGGCTCGCCCCGGAAGTCATTTGCATCGATTACGATCCCTCCCCACTCCCACGCCAATCTCGCCGCATACTCTGTCTTACCACTAAATGGCTGCCCACATACTACTACAATCACCGTAGCACCACCACCTTACTTCGTATTCATAGTCCCAATATGCGCCGTCTTCGGTATATACAAACACGCATCCAGATGCCGGGTCAATGTCCAGCACACAATCGTCAAACAGGCGACCGTTTGTCATATCTACTACCAGCACTCGCTCATTGAGTCTGTCCCCCTCTGCAATACGTCTCATTTCTTCTAGGTTAAGAGCCCTCATTGTACCATCCTCACTTAAATTTTTACATAATCTACAAGCCACCAGTATCCTTTCTTGTCTTGGGTCATGCCATATGGGGCAACCTCCAGACAGTCGTTCTCCCCAAATAGTTTCTCTTGAAAACATTTCGGACGCACGCTCACACGCACGACCTTACCCGTACCGATTGATCGCAGGTCGCATCTATAGCACCACACAGCGCCGTTCCCATATGTGCTGGAAAGCGCCATGGGTTTTGTCACCGCCAACACACGCCGGCGATCATCTGCATTGCCTGTGACCAGATCGACGTAGCCTAGTCGTTCTTTTTGTGCGCGTGCTTTATCTGCCAAGGAGATTTCCTCGTCTCCCAGGCTGTCTTCATATGCACGTAGGATAGCTTGCACATCTATTATAGCATAATTTTTGCTCTCTTTTCCGTTTTTTGTCCGATCACTGGCATATGGACGAATAAAATTTTCATACTCCCCCGCCTTTGCTTTTGATACCGTCTTCGCCTCCCCGTACTTAAAGAATTCCACCGCCTCCGCCACGCGCCGCAACTTCAGAACGGACCCAAACCTGTCGAAGAAGTCCACATCAATCAGTGCATCCCGCTGGTCGGCTCGTAAAGAGGTCTGTGCCCGGCAAGCTAGCAGTACGTCTGAAAAGTGATGGAACTCCTGCGTACGGGATAGGTTGTAAAGCTCGTCTGGCACAGTGTCGTTGAGCGTTTTGATGGAACTGATCCCCTTGATGATAGCCCCATCTTCTTTATCAGGGACGTAATGTGCCCGAGCCATTCCCCACCGCGGGGGCAGGATTTGGAATCCATATAGGCGAGCCAAGTTTGTGCCACCAGAAATATCGTCTTCGTTTGCTGCGTTGTTGAGCAGCGCTGTAACAAACTCCAGTGGATGATAGTAGCGCAGATACGCGCATAAATACCCAATGAGACAGTAAGCTATGCTGTGATTGTACCCAAACATATAGCTTGACGCGTCCTCGATGATCTGTACAAACTCACGCGCTTCTGCCTCTGCCATCTCTCGCGGTCGGTCAGAGTTCGCGCAATACCCGTCCAGAATTTTGGGCATGGCTTCATCCAGCACTTCAGCTTTCTTACGGGCAATGCCACGCCGCACAGTGTCGGCTTCACTGCCCGTAAAGCCGCAAATCGTTTGCAGGAATTTGAGAACATCCTCCTGATAGACCAAGTAGCAAAGGTTGTCCCGAAGCAAGTCGTCAATGATCGGTGACGGGTTCTTATGGATTTTATGGGCCATCAAATCATTTCGGTACGACGCCCCCGATGGACGAATCGCCGCCGTTACCAGGGACATATCGAATATGGACTTCGCCCCAAACTGTTTCAGTGATCGGAAAGCGTACTCTCCTTCAAACTGGAAGATGCCGACCGGGCTCCGCATCATATCTGCCCATACTGCTGGATCATTCCAGTCAACTTCATGAGCCTTTGGATACGGGATGCCCGCAAGTTTACAGGTGTCATTGAGGATTGCCACGGTACGAAGCACCAGGAAGTCGAACTTAACCAGGCCGCAGTCGTGGATTTCGTCCATATCAATATTGAGTACTAGTTCTCCATCCTTCCAGAAGACACCGTAGTTATCCTCCAGCGTCACGGGGGAGATGACTATACCTGCCGGGTGCACGGACTGCGACACCTTCGTGCCCACGATTCCATCATAGTACCGGAACAACTCCGGATATTTTTTGCGTGCCTTATCTGCGTTGGCTACGTATTCCTTCTTGATTTGGGCAACCGCTTGTAATGAGTACGGGTTCTCCCTGTCCTTGGCGTCAGGGTGCTCGCGTTTCCATATCGTTGCCAGTGCGCGTCCAATGTCGTCTACGGCGGACTTGTCAGCGATTGTACCATATGCAGGAACGCGGGCTGTGTATGCCTGTCCAAATCGCTCTGTAATATATTGGAAGATCCTCGGGCGATCTGAGTCCACAACGTCTACATCAATGTCGCCTACCTCCACGCGGTCTTCATTGGCAAAGCGCGAGAACACCGTGTGCCACTGCACAGGATTCACATCCGTAATGTCAGTCACATAAGCGGCGCTGGACCCGCACACAGAGCCACGCCCCGGCCCCACTGGCATTCCCTCGGACTTACACCACCGGATTAGTTCTCCCATCGCCTGCATGAACCCGCCCATGCCGATCTTCGTGAATACGCGCTTTTCCTCTTCCAGGTTAGCTCGAAAAGCATCGGCTTGGTTTTGCGGAATCACTCGGGTTCTGAGCTTTTCCTCCAGCATGGCATCGATCGTTTGGTGAAATACCTCGTTGTCCTTTTCTGGAGAGCCATAAAGGATCGGGTATTTTATGCTAGTGTCGAGTGCAAATGGTTCCACGCTATCTGCCATGCGATTTGTATTCTCAATCGCCTCCATCCAAACTGCCTCCGGCACCGCATCCTGTACCCGGAACATATCGCAAAGCTCGTCGTAACTTTTGTAAGTTAGATCAAACTCGTCCTCCTGCGCAAACTCAATTTTCTTAGACAGTAGCATAATACGCCGACACTCTGCCTTATAGGAGTCCAGGGAATGCGTGTCAGTCCCGGCAATCAGAGGCTTATGATACTTCTGCGACAAGAACAGCAGCCGCTGGTTATAAGCAATCTGGTCTGCGTTGTTATGAGCCTGTAACTCATAATAGTCATAATGTCGCGCCAGCTTTTCATACACGTTCTCGTCTTCGTCGTACTTGTTTAGAGGCGATGCCAAACATGCGCTGATTTTGATAACATTGTCCGAGAGCGCCAAGAATTCATCGAACGTCAGGCGGTTCTTGAAGTAGAAATGTGCCTCATCCGTAGAACGGGAAATCGCCCGCTGGATTTCTTTGCGCCCAAGCTCATTCTTCGCCAACAGTACCGTGTGATAGTTGTCGCGTACCTTTTCATCCAGAGTGGCGGTGAGGTATGCCTCCACCCCAAAGATGAACTTGATCCCCATCTTGTCGCAGTATTGCTGTTTGCGCACCCAGTCAATGGGGCGCCCATGTTCCGTAGACGCAATGGCAGTTTGTCCAAGCTCTCTGGCCCTATCCACATAGGCCTCGAACTTCGTGCAGCTATCCAACAGGCTATCATCAGAATGTAAATGGTACACAACGTAGTTAGACATTTTCCTCACCTCCACCTCCAAATGCAAGATCGGCTGGGGGCACAACAGGGTATGGTAACGGTTCCGCATATACATGCGTGTCGAACCCATATTGGTGATCGTATTCTTCTGGGTTTGAGAAGAAGCGGCGTGATGCCTTATCGTAGTACATGCCGTGCTCGAACCCAGCCCGGCCTCGCAATCTGTCCTTCAGTACCGTGACTCGAACATCGTATGGATACGGTTTAACCTTCCACTGCGTATCGTTATAATTGCGCTCCCCTGCCTTTTCTGCTTGCGACACACGCCGCAGGGTAATAGCTCGATGCGCCAGGTTAATAATGTTGGATGTGCCCGCAATGTCCTGGATTCCTACATCGGATGTGTTTGCCATCTTGCGAGGATGTGCAACCAATACCACGGCTACATTATACTTTCGCGTAAACTGGATCAACCGATTAATAGTTTCCGTCTGTTTCTGAAGCTCCGTATTTTCGTTGGCCCCTATGTCTATGGTCATGAGATTGTCCAACAGCAATAGCTTCACCCCATACTTGCGTACCACGTCCGTCATGGACACCAACAGGTCATCCAGTTTGTTACTCTGTTCGTCATCGTATACATACCACAGCCCGCGGTAGTGCTCACTGATTTCTTGCTTGACTTGTAGGGGTACCTTGTAATACTCCGCACCTGACCGGTCGAATGCCTGGACTAAATTCCTGCGCCCCGCCAGTATATAGAGCATCCAATTCTTGGTCATCCAGGAGGGCAGTTCGCGAGAGAAAATCCAGCAGGGAATCTGTGTGTCTACCGCGTTGCAAATAAGTTGATACAGGAAGGAAGTTTTACCGGCGCCCGGCAACCCGGACACAATCGTCAACGTCCCATAGAACAGACGCATAAGTTCCTGGTCAATAGCCTTGATGCCAAATGGTACGCCGTCCAGTTTGTCCAGATCAATGTCCTCAATGTCCGATAAGTCGCGCACCGATGATACCGGCGAGTCCTTCGCATTCAGAATCAGGCTGAGCAACGCATCTTTGCCGCCATAGTAGAGCACTTCGTTGAGATCCTTGCATGGCATCATCTCCCCAGTTTCTGCGCTCGCGATCTTCTCCGGCACTTGCACATACTTGGTTCGTCAGTTCCCAAGTCGGCTCACGCACTCTTTCTGCATCTTCAGTCCAGGCCCGTCATTGTCAGAAGCTATAATCACAGAATCAAATTGCTCCAGCACTTCCCAGTTTGACTCAATCCAAGTGAAATTGTTAGCCCCAAACGGCACCGAGACGGCGTTTAGATACCCAGCCTCAATGGCGGCCAGCGCATCCATTTCACCTTCCGTGATTAACAAAGGACTATCCGTGCTCACACGATTAATGTTAAAAAGGAGCGGAGTTGTATCCGCCCCCTTTTGGTACCACATCTTGGGCTGCCCGCTGGACTTGTCGATTTTATGCGAAGGCCTGTATTTTACATTGGTGAGCACATCATTCGTGTCATAATAGTTGAAAACGCAATTCCCCTGGGTGTCTTCCCGCACATCTGCATAGTCTACCGTAGCCTGACCAATGCCGCGCTTCGCCATGTAAGCGTACACAGATGCCTTGTCATTGATGGGTTCTTCATGGGGGTACTTATATTCTCGCTTCGTGCGCACCCCTTGTTCTCCGAACACCACCTGCATTTTAGCCTCGTCGAACAGGAGATGTGCCGCGTCTAAAAAGCTAAGGTTGCGTCCGCGCATGGCGGCTTCGATGAAGTCAAAGGAGGCCCCGCATCCAAAGCAGTGGCAGCGGTACTGATCGCGATCGTATAAAAACGAGGCGGTTTTTTCGTTATGTACGGGACACCGGCACTTCATGCGCACCTCGTCATAGTCCTCGACTCCAAGAAAATCCATGATGTATAGGAAGTTCGCATCGCCCAACTTGCGCTTTGCTTCACGGATCAACTCCTTGTCGATCAGCATTGGACTCATCCCCCTCGTAGTGCTTACTGTATGGGCACATATAGCCCAGCGAGCACAAATTATTACAGAAGAAATCACCGGCCGTAGACGTGACATCAAAGACATCATCGTCATATATACGCTGGATGGTATCCAGGAACCATTGATCTGCCGCTTTCAAATCCGCCAGAACAAACGGAACCCTTTCTCTTTTACGAGCTCGGAACATATTGAACTCCATCCACTGTGGGTACTCCCCATATTGTGAATATCCCGTCTGAGATAGTGCTATCAGACCGCGCAGATGGTGCATGTAGGCCGCAGAAATGGTGCAGCGCCGCCGTTTGCATGGTGCATTCGTACGGTTTCCGCTAA